ATCAGAATCGCAAAAAATGAAAGTAATTGAAAACTTTGATAGAGCTGCAACTACTAGAGAAACAAAATTAGTATTCACAACATTAGCAGAAAGCTTTAAAAGGCCTACTAAAAAGCGTGTTGTAAAAGAATCTTATGCGTCTCGACCTAGTACGTCAACGGCTCCATCTAAAAAATTCAAAGAAAAAACGCAAATTTTGTCTGAAGGATTTGAACATGCAAATCGTTGGAAAAAATTAGCAGGATTAATTTAATTTTAAAAAAGAAAAGGATAAAAAAATGAGTATGAATTCATTATTATCAAGTCCCGATAACTCCCAAAGAAAAACGGTAGTAGCTACTGTTAATAAATGGGAAAGAACAGGACTTTTAGAAGGTCTAAATAAAGAGACCGAAAGAGCTGGCATGGCTCAGCTTTTAGAAAATCAAGCAAGACAGCTTGTAAAAGAAGCATCACAAACAGGTACGGCTACCGGATCTGAAGAATGGGCTGGTGTAGCTCTACCATTGGTAAGAAGAATCTTTGCTGAATTTGCAGCAAAAGAATTTGTTTCTGTACAGCCAATGAATCTTCCATCTGGACTAGTATTTTATTTAGATTTTAAATATGGTACAAGTCAAGCAGGATTTACCGCTGATCAAACAGATCCAATTTCCGGAGATCATCCATTTGCAACATCAGAATCAAAAGATTCATTATTCGGTGTAACAAATACAGCAAATGATCCAGAAGGCGGTCTTTATGGAGCAGGTAGATTTGGTTACTCAATTAATGATGCATCATCAACTACAGCAGTTGCAACAACATCTTCTGCAACATCAGCGTCTGTATATCATGATTCTGATTTTACAAGTAATGACTTATCTCAGTATAAAATATTAACTGTAGAGACGGCTTCATTAACTAACTTTGATCCAAAAGGTATTAGAGCATTTGTTCCATCTACCGGATCTCATATTGCAACAGTATATCACGCGTTTACTAAACTTGAAGCTTCTTCAAATGGTACAATTGACTTTGTAATTGCACCTAGTGCAACTGGTGGAGCTGATCAATGGGCTGGTGGTCTTACACAACAAATCACATTACAATATCACAAACAACCTACTGATATTACAAGAGGTGATTTTGAAGACAGTGGAGCATCTAGTTTAGGTCAAGGAATAAAAGACGACGTTGATATTCCAGAATTGAACTTAGAAATGCAGTCTGAGGCAATTGTTGCTAAAACACGTAAATTGAAAGCAGTATGGACTCCTGAGTTTGCTCAAGATCTTAATGCTTATCACTCAATTGACGCTGAAGCAGAATTAACTTCAATGCTATCTGAGTATGTATCAATGGAAATTGATCTTGAAATCCTTGATATGTTAATTTCAGCAGCACCTACTACTGAGTATTGGTCTGCAGTTAACAATGAAATATATAATACCGCTACCGGTGCATTCGGTAATGCAACCAGCGGATATTATAATACTCAAGGTGGATGGTTCCAAACATTAGGTACTAAACTGCAAAAAGTATCAAATAAAATTCACCAAAAGACTTTACGTGGCGGTGCAAACTTCTTAGTAACATCTCCTGCAGTAGCAACTATCCTAGAATCAATTCCAGGATTTGCAGCAGATACAGATGGAACTAAAGCAGAATTTGCAGCAGGCGTTCAAAAAGTTGGTGCAATTAATAACAGATACACTGTATATAAAAATCCATACATGAAAGAAAATGTAATCCTAATGGGTTATAGAGGAGCACAATTCCTTGAGTGTGGAGCAGTTTATTCACCATATGTTCCGTTGATAATGACTCCATTAGTATACGATCCAGTTAACTTCACTCCTAGAAAAGGTGTTATGACTAGATATGCTAAGAAAGTTGTTAGACCAGAATTCTATGGTAAAGTATATATTAAAGGATTAAATACTCTTTAAGAGTTAATTTTTAATACATAACATAATATTAAGGGTGGATTTTTTAATTCACCCTTTTTTTACTGATTTATTTTGATATTTATATAAAAAGGAATATCAAATGTCATTTCGAAATATATTTAAAGACAAAAATGATGTTAATGAAAAATCTGTTATAGGATTTTTTTCATTTGCAGTAATGGTTATTGTGATTCTAGCAGACATAATAACGGGATATGCAGGAAAGGATTTAGTTATTAATGAATTTATTTACAATTCTTTTGTAATAATTACATTAGGAAGTTTCGGTATATCAGGATTAGAAAAAATTTTTAAGAAAAAAGAATCATAATGAAACGTATAAAGAAATACAAAGAGATGTTGATGATTTGTTTTTAGACAAATTTTAATTAAATATATTTATATATAAAATAGACAATATGGCAGTTGCAAGACATAAATATTCAATGCAGTGTCGAATTCGTTACGACGGCCGACTAGTAGACGTTTTAGATCGTATCAGAGCTATTCGATTAGTTTTAATGGTGCATATAGAAAAAGATTTAGGAAAAGATCAAGAATTAGTAACATTAAAGATAATGACACAATATCCAGCACGACAATCATTCTTTGCAGTTCGCAAAATGTGTATTGGAAAAATTGAAACTCTTAAAGATATGACCTTGTTAGAAAGCAGTCTTACTAAATTATTCTAACATAATTGATATTTATATTAAAATAAGGTTTATCTATGGATTATAGCGAAAATAAACCAATATGGCCCGGCAGTTCATCTTTTGCTGTTGGACAAACGCCTTTTGGGTTTTTTGATAGTGATGAAACATTTCAAACACATGCAGATAAATTTGCTAAATATGCAGCACAACATGTTGGATATCCAATCATGGATGTTGAACTACAAGATATAAATTTTTATACTGCATTTGAAGCAGCTGTAATTGAATATTCAAATCAAGTTAATCAAGTTAATATAGTTAATAACTTAGTAAATACTATTGGAATACAAACCGGTTCTAGTTTCATGACAGATAATGGATTTACAGATGCTGTTATAGGAAATTCCTTTGGATATGTAACTAGATTATCAAAAGCATATGGTACAGAAGCAGAATCTGGAGGAAATGTTCGTTGGTATTCTGCATCTATTAATATGGTACCAGGCCGACAAACATATAGTATAAAAGAAGCTGTAGAATCATCATTAGGTATAACAGTTGCTGAAAATAATGGAATAGAAGTTAGAAGAGTAATACATAATGCACCACCAGCTCTAATTAGATATTTTGATCCTTTTGTCGGAACTGGATTAGGCTCACAACAATTATTAGACGCATTTGATTTCGGAGGATTTTCTCCATCTGTTAATTTTATGCTAATGCCATTACATGCAGATTTATTAAGAATTCAAACTATAGAGTTTAATGACCGTATAAGAAAATCACATTATTCTTTTGATATTCATGGAGATAATATAAGAATATATCCAGTACCAACAACCTCAGGATCAATGTCTACACCATATTTTAAAAATGTTTGGTTTGAATTTATGTTTGAAGAAGATAAAGATAACGATGCTGTCCTATTCGGTAATACAGCTCTTACAACTGGTGCAGTATCAGATGCTTCAAATATACCATATACATATCAAAAATATAATTCAATTAATGATATGGGTAGAGCTTGGATTATTAGATATGGCTCTGCAGTTATTAAAGAAATGTTAGGATATATTCGTAGTAAATATTCATCGGTACCTATTCCAAATGGAGAAGTAACACTTAATGGAGGCGATTTAGTATCACAAGGACAAAGTGAAAAAGAAGCATTAATAACACAACTCCGAGAATTTTTAGAAAAAATGACAAAAGAACAAATGTTAACAAGACAAAATACAGAAGCAACACAAATGAATGAAATGATGGCTAAAATACCACTTCGTTTATATGTTGGATAAGGATAAAATATGGCACTATTTGGAGGTAAACGAGATGCAAGATTTATAGCAGCCATAAATTCTGAACTTATTAATTCTATAATTGATACTGAAATTGAATTTTTTAAACTTATAGTAGAACAAAGTAATTCAAATATATACGGAGAATCAGAAAATAAAACTTATTATGATTCTATATTAATACCATGTGTAGTTACAAAAGATGATAAATCAGCAAATATGGATGATTATGGACATACATATACTAGAACTTCTACATTTGCTATAGCAAGAGATTTATTAGAAAAAGCAGGATTTTATCCAGAAATTGGAGATATTGTACTCTGGGATAATGAATATTATGAATTAGACAATGTAGATGCAAATCAATATTTCACAGGAAAAAATCCAGACACATGGCCGAATGGAGATGAACATGGATATAGTGTATCTGTAATATGTAACGCTCACGTAACAAGACAAACACCACAAGCAATAAAAGATTTAAGATTTGGCGGAAATACAAATTCGCCTGCATATAAAGGACATTAATGCCTAAATTTAATCGACAAAATATCGATCGTAAAACAAATAAACCTAATCCAAAACAAGTAGATACTATGTTTGGAGATCGAGTATTGAATCGGGCTGAACAACTTCGTAGAGATGATGATGTAATTCGTACTCCACAACGAACATTATATGATATTGATTATGCTTTAAAATGGTATATCGAAAATGAAATACAACCACAAGTTACATCAAATAAAAATTTAACATCAATACCTATAATTTTTTCTAGTGGTGAAAAATGGGATAATGTTCGTAGATTGGGATATATTCGAGATGAAAAAGGAATGCTTCAATCTCCATTAATAATGTTAAAAAGAAATTCTGCAACAGAACGAGATTCAGTAAAAGGTTTAGATGCAAATTTACCACAAAATGGAAATCAAATAATATATCAATCTAAATACAATGAACGTAATCGATATGAAGATATATTATTTCCATTACCTACAAATAAACCAGCTGAATCTAAAAAAATATATGTTGTAGATATACCAAAATATGTTACTGTAGAATATGATATGATGTTATGGTGTGATTTTACTACACAATTAAATGATGTAATTGATCAAATATTACCACATAGTAGATTTGCATGGGGTAATGAAACTAATAAATTTGCAACAGGTATAGGATCAATTAGTTTTGAGACAGTAAATACTGTAGGAGAAGATAGATTAGTTAGAGCTACAATACCGTTAACAATAAATGGAACATTATTATCAGCACAAGAAACTAAAATTGAAACATTAAAAAAAATGTATTCAGTTAAAAAAGTTTCATGGGATACTAAATTAAATAATGAAACTATATCACCATCATTATCAGGAAGCGTTAGTAACACAAAAACATTAGAATAATTTTGATTTATTAATTATATTATATATAATAAAAATATATTCAATAAATTATGAAAAAAAAATTAGATAAAGAACATTTAGACTTAATTCAAAGATTACGAGAAGACTTTGCAAAAAATGCTAATATATTAGGAAATATTAATTTAGAACAATATTCATTAGAGAAACAACAACAGAATTTGCAAAAAGAAAAAAATAATTATTTACAAGAATTTGAAAAATTACAAATTGAAGAAACACAATTATTAGAAAAATTAAAAAATAGATATGGAGATGGACAAATTAATATCGACGAAGGCACATTTATTCCTTCGTGATTTTGAGTCTGTTATTCTATATTTATAAATAAAATATATATAGGAGCATAATAATGGCAGAAAGAGTAGTTTCGCCCGGTATATTTACTAATGAAGTAGACCAATCATTTTTAGCTGGAGGTGTTGCTCAAATAGGAGCAGCAGTTATTGGTAATACAATAAAAGGCCCAGCACTTATTCCCACACAAATAACATCATTTAATGATTTTCAATCTATATTCGGATCATATTCAGATGATTCTTATGTTCCATTCGTTGTACGAGAATACTTAAGAAATGGAAATGTAATAACAGTAACACGTTTATTATATGAAGATGGATATTCATTAACAAATGGAGCAATAGGTATAATTGCAAACTCTGGTAGTGGTGATGAAGCAGTTCATGCAGTAACACATGTATTACATCCTACACAACCAGTAACCACAACAGGAGCAACAGGTTTATTTGAAGATAGTATTATTGTTGATGGTGGATCTGGTAGTTTTGAATTTAGATATTCTGGTTCATTTACGGCTGCAAGTGATAGTGCCGTTGGATTTGATGGATCATTTTTAGTAGCAGAAAATGAAGCTATATCAGGATCAATAGATTCTACAAGCAATCTTTATCTTAGCAAAGTTTTTGGTAAATCACCAAAGTCAGTAGATTATCCAGTATATGTTCAATATGAAAATAAAAATGCAACATCATTATTTAATAATATGGGTGATGTTACAACATCAATAGCATTAATAGGAACATATGCTGTATCACAAGATTTTAAAACAGCTAATACGCCTTGGATTACATCACAAAGAATTGGATCAAATGTAACTAAAAATTTGATTAAATTTCACACTTTATCACATGGTACATCTGTTAATCATGAAGTTAAAATAGGAATTCGAGATATAAGAATTGCAACAGAAGTTTCTGATCCAAATGGATATGGTACATTTACAGTAGAAGTTCGTAGAGTAAATACTACAAATATATTTGACACACCATATTCATCAGAAGATACTGATAGATCTCCAGACATTGTAGAAACATTTCAAAATGTAAATTTAGATCCAGAATCTTCAAAATATATAGCTCGTGTAATTGGAGATAGATATCAAACAATAACAGATGCGGGAGATTTATTAGTAAATGGGGATTATCCTAATAATTCTAAATTTATTCGTGTAGAAGTAGACACCGGGGTTTCTGAAAAGACAAATGATAAAACATTGGTACCATTTGGATTTGCACCACCAGAATCAGCAATTCCTCATGCATCTGCAAGTGCTAATTTAACGGCAGTATCATATGCTACTTCACAAACACCATCAGGAGAATCATATAGTAGTAAAAATTATAATGGATTTGATTATACTGATCTTAACAATTTAAATTATTTAGCTCCAATTCCAACAACTAGCAACACTACTGCTAGTAATACAGCATTTTATTTAGGAGATGCATATCAAGATGCAGGTGCAGCTTTCCCGACATTAACCACAGCATATAGTGGATCATTAGGATATGCTTTATCTGGATCTACATTTACTGATAATATTTCATTAGTTACTCGTAAATTTATGGTGCCAGTACAGGGAGGGTTTGATGGAGCTCAACCAAACCTAAAAAAATATTCTGGAACTAATATATCTGCAGCTAATACTTTCGGTCATGATTGTAGTGGCACAACTACCGCAGGAACTAAGGCATATAATAAAGCATTTACCTTATTAGAAAACACAGATTATTACGATATAAACATGTTAATAACACCTGGTATTATTGATAGTCTACATCCTTTAGTAACTGCAACGGCTAAAAATTTAGCAGAAGCAAGACAAGATACTTTTTATGTAATGGATAGTAATGCATTAACAGATAGCATTGATACTGCAGTATCACAAGTAACCAGTACAGATAGCAATTATACAGCATGTTATTTCCCATGGGTTAGAATTGTAAACCCAGCTAAAAATATACCAATATTTGTTCCTCCATCTGTTGTAGTACCTGGAGCTTTATCATTTAATGATGAAATAGCAGCACCATGGTATGCACCAGCAGGATTAAATAGAGGCGGGTTAGCATCAGTAATTGGAACATATATTAATCTTTCACAGAAACAAAGAGATACCTTGTATGAAGCACGTATTAATCCCATTGCCAACTTCCCTAATGAAGGAGTATGTATTTGGGGTCAAAAGACATTACAAGGTAGACCAAGTGCTTTAGATCGTGTCAATGTTCGTCGTTTATTAATAACTGTGAAGAAATTTATTGCTTCATCAACTAAGTTTTTGGTATTTGAGCAAAACACATCTGCAACTAGAACTAGATTTTTATCAATAGTTAATCCGTATTTAGAACAAGTACGAGCGCAGCAAGGATTACATGCATTCCGTGTTGTAATGGATGAAACTAATAATACTCCAGACATAATAGATCAAAATATTTTATATGGACAATTATTCCTTCAGCCAACAAGAACTGCCGAATTTATTATATTAGATTTTAATATTCAACCAACTGGTGCAAGTTTTCCAGAATAATGAATAATTTTTTATAATCTTTATATTTATTAAAAAAGGATAATATATGGCAACGTTAGACAAACTAACAAATGACAGCTTCGAAGACTACGGCGTTGAAAGAAATTTTTGGAGTAATGCATATTCCTGGGAGCCTAAAAAGTCTCACCAGTTTATAATGGAAGTACACGGTATTCCAGCATATCTAATAAAAGCATCTGCAAAACCAACTTTAGCTAATGGAGAAGTTGCATTAGATCACATCAATGTTAAACGTTACGTAAAAGGTAAATCAGAATGGCAAGCTATATCTATATCATTATATGATCCAATTATGCCATCTGGTGCTAGAGCTGTAATGGATTGGGTTCGTTTACATCATGAATCTGCTACTGGTAGAAATGGTTATTCTAGTATGTATAAAAAAGAAATAACATTAACGCAATTATCACCCATGGGTGAAAAAGTTGAGCAATGGATATTGAAAGGGGCATTTATCACAGAAGCAAATTTCGGTAGTTTAGATTGGGGAACAGAAGATCCGGTTACTATCGAATTGAATATCAGATATGATTGGGCATTTTTAAATTATTAATAAAATTATATTTTTAATATTAAATTTAGGGGCTAATTAGTCCCTATTTTTATGTTCGATATATTTATAATAAAGTTATAAAAGGAATTTAATGAGTAGAATGACAGACAGAGTAGCAGACAAACAGCAACTTATTGATTTAGCTAAACAGCAGTATGAAACTAAAAAGCGATCTAAAAATCCTCCTAACGTTGTACGACTTCCAAGTAAAGGATTATTATATCCAAAATCACACCCATTAAGAACTGGAACGGTGGAAATGCGTCATATGACTGCATATGATGAAGATATAATAACAAATACCACATATATTAAAAATGGCGTACTTTTAGAAAAATTATTAAATGCACTTATTGTTACTCCAGGGGTCGATATTGGAGATATTGTATTATGTGATCAAGAAGCAATGTTAATCTCAGCTAGAATATACGCATATGGTGAAAAATATGATACCAATGTTATAGATCCAAAAACTGAAAATATAATTGAACACAGTATAAATTTATCTAAACTAACATTTAAATCTTTTGATCTAGTTTCTGATGAAAATGGAGAATTTGACTACAAATTAGAATCGGGAGT